CTTTGAGATACTTGTTCCTTATATCTTTGGATGTCGTTTGTCATTCCCCATACTTTGAAGAAGAGGATAATTTGCAGTACTCCGAATATTAGGAGTATGATTTAGGTGTAGTTGTAACAAGCAGTGCATAAAAAATAAATATGCACTGCTTGTTTGATTAAAGCTTTTCGTTTTTTAATAATTCTGGATGGTCATATGTGTAATATACCTTGAAAATAAAAGTATATTCATTAATAACATCTCTAATCTGGATGGGCAGCATTAATCTGATTTCGCCAGCTTCTTTTCCTATATATTTTTCAGGAAGCATGGAACGCTTTTTCCATCCATTTCCGATTGTGTTATAACCTATTTTTATACCATCGTCATAATAAACATTAGATGTCGGGGTTGCTAAATCTTCAATTTTGGCACCTTTTATGATTGTGGTAGCTGGTTGGTCTCCTTCTCGTTCGGAGAATTTTGTTCCAACATGCATAATTTTTGAGGATAAACCATCTAATCCTACAAATGCTGCTTCATTCCAAATGATTTTAAGAGAATGATCGGATACATTTTTTAGCATAAAGTTAAACTGCTCTGAAGTACCAAAAATTACAATGTCTATTATGCTGTCGTTATATGAATATTTATCAATCCCATTGTCTTGTATGATTTTTGTATTACCATATCGATTTGTTGCTTTTTCTGGCTTTTCAACTTTCAATAAAGCTGTCTTATAGCTTCCTTTGAGTGCCTTTTGAAAAGGCGTAGTTTTAACCATTGAATACGGACATTCTATAATTTCCCCAGTTCGTTTATTTTTAACTTTTACATTTATTTCTGCTGTCGCATAATCTTTACCAACTCCCTTCCCTATAAATAGATCAACAATTTCATATTGATCTTTGACCATATCGTGTTGTATTGTTTTTCCCATATGAAGTTGTTTGTATTCTTCAAAAGGTTCAGTGAAAACAATGGGCATATACGAAATGAGTGGCCATTGTTTAACTCCGCTCCATATACTAACTTTTACGGAAACTTCTTCATATCCTTTAAATTTAATCTTTCTTTTAGACCCGTTTTCGATAGCAATGATGGAAATTTCTTTATTAGGCTTGTCGTTAAGAGTTATATTTTTAACTGTGACTTTTGATATAGTGTAAGTCTTGCCAATGTAAGATTCGTTAAATTTAAATCCAGATTTATCCCATGTTTCTAATTGCCCATATGCGGGGCGCACCATAAAGCATTTTCCTACATACTGTTGGTATTCTTCTTCTGTCTTTTGTTGATTAAAACCAAAGTTGGTACTAGTGTTAAAGGCGAAGGATGTAATATGGCTTACTAGTAGTCCAAACAAAAATAAAATCTTCTTCATAATCTTAATATATTTAGTTTCTAAAATCTCTTTACAGCTCCCAATACTTGAAATATAGTTCTAATCATTCTTGCAGGAAGTTGTTGTGGGGAATACTCTGGTGATTTATTGGATGGAATGAGCGTATATGAATCGTCAGTTTTCCCAGCTCCCAATCTTTTTATAGTGCGCATATCGTTTGTTGTAACGATGGCATACACTTCTCCAAGTGGAAGAAATGATTTATCTTCTATTTTCTTCAATGCTATTATATCTCCGTGATTGATTTCCGGTTCCATAGAATGACCTGTAACATTGCACCAGCAATCCGCATTATTGTATTTTTGAAAATCTATCATATATTCTGGATTTATAGTTTGGTCGTTTAGAATCAGGTCAAAGCCACCTATAAAATCTACATTATAATAGGGAACGCCTTTTGTATAGTTGATTTTAGGTTGTTCAGTACCATATTCCAAAATTGGCTCCATTGCAATATTCTCGTTATTTTCTTTACGAGACAACATCTCTCCTTCACCAGTAAGAAGCCAGTTTGCATTTACATCTGGGAATTTTGATAAAATTTTGTTGAGTACATTTTTACCAGCGCCACGAGATACCCAATTACTTATTGTTTGTGGGCTTTCTTCCATTTTTCTTGCAAAATCAGCTTTTGATTCGCAAAAATGAGAAATAATATCAGAAATTCTTTCACCTTCTGTTTTCATATAAACAATTTTGTGTATATTTGTATCGAAATCAAGTTGCGGATGATTTCGACTAATAAGTTTAACTGTTCCCGTAAGGGACTATATAGGCGACCTAACTTCAAACCGCAACTTTGGAACTGGTCACTTTTACTTTATTGGTATGATAGAAGCCTTAATAATGTATCTATGCGGCTTAATTCCTTGGATTGCAATTATTCTTCTTGGAATAGCAAGGAACCATGAGGATAAAGATGAATAGCTTTATTCATACGATGGCAAATTCAATAGCGCATTGTAAACCGTAATAGCTTTTTCGTCAGATATTCCTATCATTCCAGTTTTTAACTCATCCATGTGCTTCATTACTATTTCGCTTTTATTGATACAGTTTGTTTTCTGTAGTATATCCACTGCCTGCTGTAAACTGATAGATACTAATTCCCTTTCTCCTAATTTATTAGCATCAATTGCTGCAAGGCAAAATACACAGAAAGCTTCGTTGTATTCTTCATTAGCAATATAAATATTTCCCGTTGTGAACCTTTGCATTGTTCTTGCAAAACACTTTAAATCTTCTTTTAGCTGAGAATTATCATCCTTATATAATTTACGCTCATTCTCAATTTTTTCCTGTACTCTTCTATCAATAGTCAATATTGTATATATCTGTATTCCTAAAATCACTGTTATTCCTATCCCCATGATTGAGATACAGACTTCTAATGTCTTTTGAAGTGATGCAGAGTTGCTGTTATGTATAGAGTATAGTGATAGAGCTATCGCAATAACACTTAATCCCAGTGCTATCCGCGCTATCCAATTTCTATTTCTGTCTTCTTTCTTCATATTATAATAAGGTATAATCTGCTCTAATGGTTAAATAATGTTTATATACACATATTTGTTTATATATTATTTGAAATGTACACAAAAACGTTTATATTTGCATTATCAAATTAAACTGATACAAAGAAACGAAGATTAATTCAGATTTCAAATAGTATAAACATATTAAAATACACGATTATGAGAACAAGAGAATTTTTACACGAAGTAATGAGCCTTGCTTGGCAGTTCGTTAAGCGTAATGGCTACACCATGAGCGAAGCAATGAAGGTCGCTTGGGCTAACTTGAAGTTGAAAGGTGAGATGAAAAAGAAGATAGTGAAGTTCTACTTCAAAAAAGTGGACGGTTCCGTTCGTGAGGCATACGGTACACTAAATGAAAAGCTGATGCCTGCCATCACTGGTACTGACAACAGAAAAAAGAATGATACCGTCCAGACTTACTATGATACTGAACGCCAAGAATTCAGATGCTTCAAAAAAGCTAATCTGATGTCAATCGCATAAAAGATATGGATATGAATGCTTACACGATTAACCAGCAGTTGGATAGCCTTTATAAAGATTTAGAGGCTGCCCATAACAATGATGAAGAGGCTGTCTGCCTGATGTTCAATGCTGATAGCAAAAAAGAAGCTATCCAGTTGATAACGGATGAGATAGACAGTTTGGAAGATGCCTTAAAAGGTTTTGAAACTTGTGAAGATGATGGCATGGACTACGATGCTCTATGCCGGGTACAAGGTATCAGCCGATACGCATAATACACGATTATGCAACGCACGACAGCCCTACAGACGGATTGAACGGCAACCGATAGCGAGAATCGGGTAGGGTACTATTGATTAGTTCTTTGACAAGCCTGTAAAAGCCTTTACGGTGTAATACTATAAGCCGTTTTAGGTCAACCAAAGATAACGAAATATAGAAGCCGCCATAGCAGAAATGCGGTGAACGGTGGTAAAGCCACGAAGTTGAAATGATTTTTACTTTCAGCACGCCAATTTGTCTTTAGCGTGGTGAGTATGCTTGGTTAGGCACAAGTATCGCTGAAAGGTCTTATAGTCTGTACTGAACTGAAATAAGGTTCTGCTATTCGATTAGGGTACAGATACTTATTTAAATTTATACGATTATGAAAACAATCCAATTCGTTTTATCTATATTGGTTAGTATATGTGCTGCCGGTATGCTTTACGGGGCTATTACTACTTACAGTCCTATGAAAATATTCTCTATCACTATAATGAGTGTTATATGTGTAGGGTGTGTGTCGCTCATGAGAATAACTTATAGAGAACTTAAAACAGACCGCTAAAAGGTAGTCCTATAATCCGGCACAAGGCGCATGGGGATGAGTGCACAATCACCTTGTAAACCAGCTGGGCGGTAATTTATGAAGTAGCATTGTTGGAATGCGTGTAAGCGATTAATTGTTGGTATTAACTTATATTCTAATTTATATATTCATTTAGCTTACAAGAAGTAGGTTCGACTCCTACCTTTTTAACGACATTTTAAATTTATACGATTATGACAGTGGAAGAATTAAGAGGCATGACGCATGAAGATTTAGTAAGGCGTGTGCAGGAACTGGAAGAGGCTAACGAGAAATTAGCTGAAGAGAAAAATACATGGTGTAAATCTTGGAGTGATTTGAACCAGAAGTTTGATCATTTCAAGAACGCGGTTAAAAGCATTGTTCTGATAATAGATTAGATATTCGTGTTTTATATTGTGTTTGTACTGGGTGTGCCGTCCGTGAGGATAGTGCACCTTTTTTAATCGGATGGTTAGCTTATCGGTTAGAGCTTCGTGTTGCGCAAACAATTGGCACGATTGAGAGGGGTTCGATTCCCTTACCATCCACGAATCATTAATTAAATTTTACTCTTATGGCAAAAGAACTGAAAGAAAGAACAGAAATCAAGAAAAAGCTGAAAAAGAAGAATGACAGAATCAGCTTTGACTTTAGCGACAAACTTGCCGGACAGCTTCGCAGGTGTACCGCTGATCTTAACAGGCTGGCAAGGATTGACCGGATAATAGACAAGGAGCAAACTTTGTATTCGGTGGACACTAACAGGGAAGCCGGATATATTGAGGTTATTCGCAATTATTAATCAGCTGACTTACACGATTATGAAGAGAGTTTTTAATGAACTTACACCTGAATGCGAGATTACGGCACGAATGTATGCACAAGGGTATGAGAAAAAAGAAATTGCAAACCTCAAATGCCGAGCGGTCAGCACGATAAACAACCAACTGCAAAGAGCTTTTGAGATTTTGAACGTAAGGAACGGCAGAGAACTGGCAACCATGCTATATGAGAGAATAGCTGGTATGAAGTTCACGATGGACTTTTCACCTACTATTAGGTCGGCTGTTGCTTTCTGCCTGTTGTGCATCTTTTCTTTTTCGCTCTATCACGAACAGGGCGATATGAGAAGGGGACGAAGAACGAGAGTTGAACGAATTGAAAGAACTGGACGGTATGGAGGTAAGACTTGAATTATTTGAATTTAAAAATATCTGCATGGACATGGCGGAGCTTGGTGCAGCTGCCAGTGAGAAGAAACGGTCTCCTGTATCTGATGAAATCAAGCAAAGAGAAGCGTTCAGATGGTTAAAGACACTTGGGTATGAACCTAACTTTTTGGAAAAGTTAGAGAAAGAAGGATTGGTGCATAAGAAAAGAAAAGGCTCATCCAGAAATTCTCCTATCATATATTCCAAGTTCGAGATACAATCCGCTATTAATGCTTTTAAAATGAGTAAATATCTGAACAAATAACCCTATAAAATTTACGATTATGAGCGAGACTTGGAAGGATGTATATGGATATGAGGGTTTATACCAAATAAGTAGCAGTGGAAGGTTAAGAGGACGTTATGGTAAAATCCAAAAGCCTATTATCACCAAATCCGGATATGTACGATATACATTATCTAAAAATTGCATTGAAAAGAAAATTATGGCTCATAGGCTTGTTGCATCGGCGTTTATAGACAATCACGAACATAAGCCACAAGTGAACCATATCAATGGTGTCAAAACAGATAACCGGGTTGAGAATTTAGAGTGGTGTACTAATTCTGAAAACATAAAGCATTCTTTTAAAATCGGTATTAAAGATTTTAAAGGAGGAAAAGGTCCGGCAGCAAAAAAGGTGACAGATGTTGTAACTGGGAAAATATGGAATTGTGCATTGGATTGTGCTAAAGACATAGGGATTCATCCAGTTACATTGCGGAACAAGCTAAATGGTCATTGTAAGAATAATACAAATCTAAAATATTTATAATCATGAGTTTAATTAAGAAAAGTAATGAATTAGTTATCCCGACCACCGTGAAGATGATGATTTACGGTCAAGCCGGAATGGGAAAGAGTACGGTAGCATTGAGCGCACCGAAACCGCTGCTGTTGGACTTCGATAACGGCGTGAAGCGCATGAACATGGCGCACTTGGAGAATATAGACACGGTACAGGTCACTTCATGGAGCGATGTTCAGCAAGTTCTTCAAGAGGACTTGTCCGCTTATCAGACCATTGTAGTAGATACCATCGGCAAGATGATGGACTTCATCATTACTCACAAGTGTGGAACCCGCCAGCCGTCCATCCGTGATTGGAGCGGTATCAATGCAGAGTTTTCATGGATGACACGAACACTTTCGGGGCTTAACAAGCACATCATTTTCGTTGCCCATCGCGACACAAGAAAAGAAGGTGATGATACGGTGTTTATCCCTGCCTTGCGTGAAAAATCCTACAACTCTATCGTTACTGAACTGGATTTGCTCGGTTATCTTGAAATGAAAAGCGAAAGAGGCGTCCAAAGACGTACTATCACTTTTGACCCAACTTCAAGAAATGACGGTAAGAATACTTGCAATCTTCCTTCAGTGATGGAAGTTCCTACCATCCTTGACAAGAATGGTAATCCAACCGCAAAGAACGACTTTATCACCGCCAAGATAATCAATTCGTATTTGGGTATGCTTGCTGCCAAGAAAGAGGCACAGGAAAAGTATGATAAAGTTATTGAAGAGATAAAAGAACAGATCGAACTTATTACGGATGCGGAATCTGCCAATAATTTTATCGCGCAAATAGATAACTTTGAGCACGTTGGTTCTTCAAAGCAAATGGCGGCAAAGTTGGTAGCTAACAAAGCGAAGTCTTTGAATCTGAAACTTAATTCAGAAAAGAAATATGAACCAGCAGCCTAAATATCGTATTTACGCAACGCTTCTTGATGCCTTTGGGGCATATCTGAATAGTGATGTGATTTGGGATAAGTACTGGGGGTGGTCAGAAAATCCACCCCATACTCCTGAAGAATTTCACGAACAACAGTTTCAAGAACTGATAGACCGGATTAACCGCAAGCCATTCGATAGCGAAGCGGCAGACCGTGGCACGGCTTTCAATGAAATCATTGATTGTATGATTGAGAACCGTAAATCTTCTATAATGGAAATTAGCAAGGCATATCACGATGACGGAAAACTTTACGGGATAAAAGCTGTTTACAACAATCGCACTTTCACTTTTCACATTGACCTTTGCCGCGAGTTTGCCAACTACTACAAAGGAGCATTAACCCAACAAAGAGTAGAAGCCATCTTGCCTACTGCATACGGTAGTGTATTGGTTTATGGTTTGATTGACGAACTGATGCCTACCAGTGTTCACGACATCAAAACAACCGGTAGTTATACCGTGGGAAAGTTCAAAGATCACCACCAGCATTTAGTTTATCCTTATGCTCTTATGCAGAATGGGTCGGATGTACGGACATTTGAGTATAACATTGTAGAGTTCAACAAAGGCGGTTATGTGGTAGATACCTATACAGAAACATACGTTTTCAATCCTGAACGTGATATTCCTATTCTTACTAATCATTGTGAGGAATTTATCCGGTTTTTGGAAGAAAACAGAGAACTTATAACCGATAAAAAGATTTTTGGAGGAGAAAATTAATGGCAAACCAAATAACCGGACGGATAACCGAAATCGGACAAACTGTTCAAATACCATCCAAAAACGGTGGTTCCTCGTTTACAAAACGGGAGTTCATTTTAGATGCTACCACTTACGACCCTTATACGGGAGAGCGTAGCGAGTATGAGAATGTTATTCCCTTAGAGTTTTCAGGCGATAAGTGTGCAGAACTTGACCGCTTTAATCAGGGTGATGTTGTTACTGTATCATTTGTTTTACAAGGACGTTCTTGGACGAATCAAGACGGAGAACTCAAACGTATGGCATCTATTCGGTGCTACAAAATAGATGCGCGTGGCGGTGTATCTCAATCCCAACAAACAACATCGGTACAACAGCCAGCGCCACAACCGACCTATCAGCAACAGCCGCAGAACTTTCCGCCTCCGGTTGATGCTAATGGCAATGTAAAGGACGATTTACCTTTTTAGCGTATGCTGTTCGACTTGAAGAATGATATGGAAGAGATTTGGAAAACAGTAAAAGGGTATAATGGATATTATCAAGTTTCTAATACAGGTAAAGTTCGGAATCCTAATAAGGTGCTTACTCCAAATGTTGGAGTAAAGAACGGATATGTTTATGTTACTTTGAGAAAAGATAAAAGACTGTTACATCGAATTGTTGCAGAAACTTTTATCCCCAATCCATTTAATAAACCAGAGGTAGACCACATTAATGGAATTAGAACGGATAATAATGTTTGTAATTTAAGGTGGGTAACTCGCACGGAAAACAATAATAATCCTATTACTAAAAGCCGTTTTAGTAAATCTGCTAAAGGTAAAGTTATCAATGCAGAAACTAAAAAACGAATGTCAATGAGCCGAAAAGGGGAAAAACATCCAATGTATAATAAAAAGCATTCAAGTTTTTCTAAAAGAAAGATGTCTATAACTCATTCAATTCCAGTTGTGCAATTTGGATTACAAATGAATTATATAGCTGAATTTGAAAGTGCAAAAGTGGCTTCTCTTGAAACACAAGTTGCTGCATCAAGTATCAATGCTTGTACGCTCGGCAAAAGGAAAACGGCTGGTGGCTATATTTGGAAAAAGAAAAATGATATTTAATTTATCAAATCATTATGAAATACCCAAGTTCAAGGAGTATGTAAACAAGCTGTTTAGTGAACGTGCGGTGGTGGAAGTGAAAAAGAAACTACCTAACCGCACGCTTGCCCAAAACAGCTACTTGCATCTTCTTTTAGGGTATTTCGGTAGTGAGTACGGTTGCAGTCTCGACGAAGCAAAAATTGATTTTTATAAGAGGACTTGCAACCGTGATTTGTTTGAGAGAAAGACGGTCAACAAGAAAGGTAAGGAAGTAACTTACTTAAGAAGTTCTGCCGAGCTGACAACAGGTGAAATGACTTTGAGTATTGACCGTTTTCGTAATTGGAGTGCATCAGTGGCAGGTATCTATCTGCCGGCTGCAAATGAACATCAGATGCTGATATACGCCCAGCAGGAAATACAAAGAAATCAAGAATTTATTTAGTTATGATAGAAACAAGAAAAACAGAAAAACGGTACGTGACATCCGACCCAAAGAAGATGCTCAATATGTACCTTGCAAAGCGTGTTCTCAAAACATGGGAGGAATCTTTCATAGATGAAGATACCGGCGAAACGGTAAACATTGAACGTAATGAAGTCCTTTTTGATCGTGGTTCTCTGATAGACCAAGACCTATTGGCAAAAATTCGTTTCAGTATGGAAGCGGATGGCATCAAAGAAGTGGAAGTCAGTAGTCAGAAGCGTTTAGCTTTTGAGAACGAAAACAAGTTCTTATATCCCTATCTTGCACAGGCACAGATAGGTGACAAGAAGTACAAATTCCTGCTTTATGCTACCGGCCTGGAGAATGTCTGCCTTATTTTGAGAGACTACATTGAACTTAATTATCAATCGGGATTCACCTTAACGATGGCAAAGGAGTTTGATTCGTGCGTGATTCTTACTGATAATCTGAAAGAGCGTAAAGTCGATGATGCTTCGATTGCTTATCTTAAAAATGAAATCACAATGGCAGAGTACGTTGACAAGATGGACGATGAGACCGAGGATAGTGACGAAGAATCTAAACCGGATGAAAAGAAGTTCTATCAGATTGAAACGAAAATCACATTTGACGAAGAGCAACGTACTCAAACATTCGTAGTGAATACTTTTAATGTTGATAGGGCGATGATGCTTATTACCCACTACCTCAAAAATAAAGAGGAAGAATGTGAGAAGCAAGCCAAAGAAAAGGGACATGAGTTCAACAAAAGAGAAATCCATGCAGCCATTGAATCTGCCAAACCTATCCCGGTTGGGCGGTTTATTCCGAAAGAGTTTTCAATGGCTTATATGGAATAACTTTGTTAACCAGCCTGCTCGGTCTGTGAAGATATAGCTGGAAAACCCATAAAAATACAATCATGAATATAGTAAAAAGTAAAAGTTTTAAAAATGGTACAGTTTACTGCTTGCGGCTTGAAGATGGTATGCTGGTAGAAACAACTGATACCTTTCTTCCATATTACACAAAAGATGCGATAGGAAGAAAACAGAATTTCCTTGATAACAACAATCTCGGAAGTCGCGCTGAAAGATGGATGATTGGAGTTTCAACCATGAGCGGTTGTCCTGTACGTTGTAAGTTCTGTGCCACTGGTAATATGAAGAAATACCGCAATCTTACAGCAGATGAGATTGTAGAACAAGTATTGTTTGCTATAAGAAGCGCAGGTTACAACCCGAATGATTCCAAAGAATTTAAGATTAACTACACTCGTATGGGTGAGCCTTTCTTAAATATAGAAGCCGTAAAAAAAGCAATTGAACGTATTACGGAAATATTCCCAAATACTCACCATTACATTTCAACGATTGGCATTAAAGATAGCGACTTCTCTTTTGTGAAAGGCAATGTGACACTACAGATTAGCTTACACAGTTTTGACGAAGAAAAGAGAGGCTGGCTTATTCCTTATCCGAAGAAAATGTCTATTGATGAACTTGGGCAAATAAGAACAGAAAGTAATCTGAAAACAACTATCAACTTAACATTGGTGGATGAATCTGATTTTGATGCGGATAAGCTGGAGAAACATTTTGATAAGGAACACTTTTTTGTGAAGTTGTCTCCAATCAATACAAATAACATATCAGAGAAAAACAACCTTGGTAATGGAATTATCGAGGGAGTGAATTTAGTATAAACAATTTAATTTACAGAATCATGAAAGAGATTAAAAAACAACTTGAAAAGATGGGCTACGATTATGCAGTAGCCATTGCAACAAAGTCAGAAATTGAAAACGGTGCCGCTTGCGGTCAGCTTTCAATTATCGTTGAAGGCGAGACTGAAGAATAAGTAACAGTTAGGTGGTATGGCGGAATTGGTAGACGCTAAAGTTTAATATCTCATAGATAGGTTGTCGGTAACGGGGGGG